TCGGTCCCCAATGTCGATGAGCCCTGAGGTTCGCAGCGTCATCCTGAACTACCAGGGCCAGGTGGCCGTGCTGCGCCGCCAGGTCGATTCGTACGCCTCGGCGCAGTGGTCGCTGCTCGACTCGTGGCGTGACGCCGACATCGGAAGGCTCGTGCAGGCGCTCGTGCCGGTGTCGCTGGGCGCTCAGCGACGCATGGTGGCTCTCACGGACGCCTATCTGGCCGCCGTGGCGGTCGCGCAGGGTGCCCGGCAGGCACCGTCAGGCGTGGCCGTGGGCGCTGTCACGGGAGCGGCCCTGCGAGGCGTGGACCCGTCGGTGGTGTACGCCCGAACCGGGCCGACGATCTGGCGGGCACTGGAGCAGGGCAAACCGCTGAGCGCCGCGGTTGGCCTTGGGCGTCACCGGTTGACCAACATGCTCATGACCGACCTGCAACTGACCAAAACGCACACGGTGAGGGAAAGGCAGCGCCGCGACGACTCGGTCGTCGGGTATCGGCGGGTACTTCGACCTGGCGGGGAGAACTGCGCGCTGTGCGTGCTCGCGTCGACGCAGCGGTACACCCGCGGCGACCTGATGGAGATCCACCCCGGCTGCGGCTGTGACGTCGCGGAGATCCGCGGTTCGAACGACCCGGGCCAGGTGCTCGACGCCGACGCCGTCGACCGGTTGCACCAGCAGGTGCAAGACGAGTTCGGCTCGCATGGCCGGGGTGGCCGCGGCCCCGTCGACTACCGCGACGTCATGGTCCGCCAGCACGGCGAGATAGGCCCTGTTCTCACCTGGCGCCACCAGGCGTTTACCGGCCCCGCCGACCTCAACTGATCTTCCCCGGCGTTTTCGTCGGGGCGCCCGACACGGGCACCAATTCCGCACACCCGACACGGGGAGCTGTCATGTCCGAATCGGACAACACGGAACAGGCCGCCGGTACCGAAGGCACCTCCACTGACGAAGGCCAGGACGCCGCGCCCGACACGGGCACCGGCTCTGCTGGCGACGTCGACAAGTGGAAGGCCATCGCTCGCAAGCACGAGCAGCGAGCCAAGGAGAACGCCGACAAGGCGAAGGAATACGACGCCTACGTCGAGTCGCAGAAGTCCGAGTCGCAGAAGCTCACCGACGCACAGAAGGCCGCCGAGGCGCGTGCTACTGCCGCCGAGGCTGACGCTGCGCGGCTGCGGGCTGCGCTCGAACACGGCCTGTCGAAAGACGACCTCGACCTTCTCGGGTCGGGGACCGCCGACGAGATCACACAGCGCGCCGAACGGCTCGCCGAGCGGCTCAAGTCGGCGAAGCCGGCATATCCGGACCTGGCACAGGGACGCGGCACGCCCGGTGAAAGCAAACCAACCGTGAATGACCTATTTCGCGCAGCAGCGCGGAAGTGACTGGCCGCCAGAACGGCGGACCTCACAGAAAGGAAAGCCGTCATGGCTGACATCACACGCGCCGATGCTCTGGCGCTGCTCGCGGAGCAGGACATCCGCGAGATCGTCCAGGAGGCGACCGTTTCGTCGGCCGCCCTGGCTACCTTCCGCACCATCCGCATGTCGGCGAAGCAGGCCCGCATGCCGGTGCTGTCCGCGCTGCCTACCGCAGGGTTCGTGACCGAGTCGGCGTCCGACGCGTCCGGGTCGAAGCCGACCACGAAGGTCGAGTGGGAAGACAAGGAGCTGATCGCGGAGGAAATCGCCGCGATTGTGCCCATCCATGAGAACGTCCTGGAGGACCAGGACTACGACATCTGGGCCGAGGTTCGCCCGCTCGTCGCGCAGGAGTTCGGCCGTGTTCTTGACGCGGCTGTGCTGTTCGGCACGAACAAGCCATCGACGTGGACCGACGACGCGCTCGTCCCGGGCGCTGTCGCCGCGGACAACGACCATGCCGCAGGTTCCGGTGACGTGGAAGGCAACACCGACCTTGCCGGCGACGTGAACGCGGCGTTCGGGCTCGTCGAGGATGACGGGTTCGACGTCAATGTCGCCTACACGGGACGGTTCCTGCGCCAGCACCTTCGGGGACTGCGTGACACCGACGGGTTCCCGATCTACCTCGACAACGTCCGGTCGGACGGGTCCACGCCGAGCATCTACGGCCAGGATCTGTACTACGTGCAGAACGGCACGTGGGACCGCGACGAGGCCACCATCCTCGTCGGCGACCGGTCGAAGGCGATCCTGGGTGTCCGTTCGGACGTGCAGGTGAAGCTGCTCGACCAGGCGACCCTCGACATGGGCGGCGGCACGCTGGTGCACCTGGCGCAGCGGGACATGGTCGCGCTGCGGTTCAAGTTCCGCGTGGGCTTCGCCACGTCGGTTCCGCTGGGCCTCGAAGGTGGCGAGTCTCGCTACCCGTTCGCCGTCGTCACTCCGGGCTCCTGACCGTTACTGCGTGAGGGAGGTCGACATGCTGCCAGATTTGGCCACCCCGGCCGACCTCACGTCGTACGGCTACCCGGACGTCGCCGGTGGCTTCCTGGCCCGGGCTTCGGCTCGGGTCAGGAGGCACACCAGGCAGCAGATCACGGCCGGGACGTCGACGGTGGCGCTGCCGTCGTGGCCGTACCGGCTGCCTCAGCGGCCCGTCGTCGAGGTCGTGTCGGTGGAGACGTCGGATGGCACCCAACTCGCCTACGAGCTGTCTACGAGCGGTGTGCTGAAGGTGCGCCGCCATTGGGGCGGCCCTATCCATGTCACCTACGACCACGGGTTCGACGAGCTGCCCGACGAGCTTGTCGAGTTGGTCTGCTCGATCGCGGCGAGGCTCTCGCGCACGCCTGATGCGGTCAGTTCCGGCGCCACGTCGGAGCAGGCCGGCGGCGAGGCTGTGGCGTGGGGGTCGGACGCGTGGCGCGGCACGACCGGGCTGACGGCTGAGGAGAAGGCCGCCCTGGACCGGTTGTTCCCGAAGGTTCCGGCGACGGTTGCGTTGCGGCCGTGACGATCTCGTTCAAGGACCAGACTGCCACGGTCGTCCGCCCCGCGTGGGTGGACGAGCGCGGCGACCTGATCGAGGACTGGTCGAACGCGGCCGAGCACGACATCGACGGCTGTCGGCTGCAACCGATGGCCACTGATGAGGTGCTGTTCTCCGGCGCGACTGACTCCGAGGGTGGTGTGGCGCGTAACGCGGTCGTCATCCGGTGGAAGTTGTTCCTCCCTGACGGCGCCGACATCGAAGCGCATGACCGTATCCGGTTCCGTTCCGAGCTGTACGAGGTTGATGGGGAGCCGCTGCGGTGGGAGTCGCCGACAGGGTTCCTCGCGCATGTGGAGACCGTCCTACGCAGGGTGGAGGGCTGAACTGTGGCGAGCGTGAGGATCCGACTCAACCGTGCCGGTGTTCGTGCTCTGCTGCGTGGCAGTGAGGTGCAGCGGGACGTGGAACGGCGGGCATCTCGGATCAAGAGCGCTGCCGGGTCGGGCTATGACTCGACGTCGGAGGTTGGGCCGAACCGTGCCCGCGCCGAGGTTCGCACCGCCGACATGGCCACACGCCGCCGTGAGGCCGAGTCGCAGTCGCTGCTGCGCGCTCTGGACGCCGGGAGGCGCTGATGCAGGTCATCGTGTTTCCCGACGTCGAGGATCTTGTCCGTGCGCACCTGGCCGCCGAGCTGCCCAACCACGGGCAGGCCGCATCGGTCTATGTGACGATCCCGAACCCGCGCCCTGACCGGTTCGTCACCGTCCCCCGCGTCGGTGGCCCGACACGCAACGTCGTCGTCGACATGCCCACGCTCAGCGTCTCCTCGTGGGGCGCCACGCCTAAGCAGGCCCACGACCTAGCGCAGGTCGTGCGTGGCCTCATCAACGCGCTGCCCGGCCAGGTTCTCGACGGCTACCCGGTGTACCGGGTGTCTGAGATGACCGGCCCGGCGAACCTGCCCGACTCTGTGTCGGGGCAGCCCCGCTACTTGCAGGCTTTCTCGGTCTGCATCCGCGGTCAGGCCGCCTAGAGCCTGCCGCACATCTGAACCGCCGTCCGCACCGGTGGTGACGCCATCGACGGCCATTTGCCGTCTCGTCACGTCCCCGGAAGGACAGCCATGCCTCAGAGCACCGAGCTGGATGCTGCCGAGGTCGACGTCGCCGTCACCGGCGCCGTGGCCTTCGCTGGCACCGATGCATCCGCCCCTACCGACGCCGACACTCCTGTCGGGACCGTCGATTCCGACTACCGCGACGTGGGCTATCTGTCCGCTGACGGGGTGGTCGAGGCCCGCGACCGGTCCACCAACAACATCGTCGCGTGGCAGAACTCGGACATTGTCCGCGTCGTGACCACTGAAGCCTCCATCACGGTCCAGTTCACGATGATTCAGACGAACCCGGACACGCTGGAGCTGTTCTACGGCTCCGCGGTCGACCCGACCGACGGATCGGTGAAGATCGTTCCCCGCGAGTCCGGTGGCCGTCGTTCGGTCATCGTGGACTACGTCGACGGTGACAAGTTCGTTCGGCTGTGGCTCCCCAACGCCGAGGTCACCGAGGTCGAGGGTCCGTCGCTGACGTCCGGCGACGCCGCCGGAATGGGTGTCACCTTGACCGGCTACCCGGAAACCGTCAACGGCGACACGTTCTCGGCGCAGAAGTTCTTCTCGGACCTCGTCGGGTCCTGACCCCCTGATCGACCGGGCGCGGTTGGTGCGGACTGCCGCGCCCGGTCTTACTACCCATAGTCCGCACGCCACCACATCCGCACTGTGAAGGAGTCCGCAATGCCTCCCGTCAAGAAGACGGCCGCGCCGCGCAAGCCGCAGGACCGCAAGCCGAAGAAGACCACGACCGCAGCGCGTGACCGGTCGGCCCCGTTCGTGTTCACCGCCGGCGGCGAGGAGTTCGAGCTGCCGTCGCCGGAGGAGGCCGCGGGCAAAGTGTCCGGCCGGGTCGTCCGCGACGCGATCATGGACCCCAGCCAGGACGCTCAGATGCGGCTTGCGTTCGCGACCCTGGAATCGTCTGGCCCTGACTCCGCGGCGCTCGACGCCCTCTACGACCTCCCAGCGGCGGACATGCTCCAGGTTGTCGCCGACTGGTTCGAGGCTGCGCAGGGGGCGAACCCGGGGGAATCCTGACGCTCCTCGCACTCATCGAGGAGCATCACGACCCGCTGGCCTATGACTGGCGGCACCGGTTCGGGCTGCCGCTGTCAGCCGTGTTCACCGGCGAAGTGGACTGGCCCGAGGCGATCGCGTTGACGCGGGAACTGTGCCGTGACTCGTCGTCGCACGTGTGCGCATCACTGGCCGAGTGGGACTACCCGCTGTCGCGTGAGGCGCTGATCCTCGCCGACCTGGCGGACCTGTTCATTCAGGCGAACACAGACCGCAAGCGGGGCAAGCCGAAGCCGTACCCGCGGCCGTTCTTGACGCCGGGCACTGATCGACGGTCGAAGAAGCCGACCGTGTCTCAGAACGTCATCCGCGCCGCACTGGCGGCCCGCGGCCACTAGCCGAATCGCGCCGAGGGGAGTGTCGTGGCCTACGAATTAGCGGATGCCTACATCTCCCTCGTGCCGTCGTTCAAGGGCGGCGGCCGGCAGATTCAGCGGGAACTCACCCGCGAAATGGGCGGCCAGTCCCAGAAGGCCGGCCGCTCCATCGGCGGGTCCATCCTCGGCGGTATCGCCAAGGGCGTCGCCATCGGTGGCGGCATTGTTGCCGCGCTCGGGCTGCGCAACCTGGGCCGCGAGGTCGCCGCTGCGGCGTCTGGCATCCAGAACACTACGGCGACGCTGACAGGGTTGCTCGGGTCGGCTAGCGCGGCTGCGGACACGATGACGCGGCTACGCAACGTGGCCCGCACGTCCCCGATCGACTACCAGACGTATCTGGCCGCCGGCGAGTCGCTGGCATATCTGGGCGTGTCCGGGGAGCAGGCCGAGGGCATCCTCCGCAACGTTGGAGCGGCGATCACCGCGGCCGGTGGCAGCGGACACCAGATGGAGTCCGTCTCTGACGCGCTGTTGAAGATGGTCAACTCGGGACGCGTCTACGCCGAGGATCTGAACAGGATCTCC